TAGCTTGGGGTGAAAACGCTTGGGGTATTACAGGAGATTTACTTGTTACTGGAGTATCCGCTTCTGCTTCTTTAGGTAATGAATCAATTGTTATAGATGTAAATGTAATTCCAACCGGAATTTCTGCAACAGCAAATTTAGGTATAGCAGTTTTAGATGCAACTGGTGTAGGTGCACCAACAGGTATATCTATTTCTGCAAATTTAGGAACAGCTGATGCTGGTCCTGATGCAATGGCAACTGGAATTGGTTTTAGTGCTAATTTAGGAACCCTTGATGCATTTAACTCTGAAGGTTGGGGTAGACTTCAATGGAATGTAAATGACTGGGGTGATGCAGGTAGTTCTGTACAGGCAGACGTTACTGGAATTGCATTAACTGCTAATGTTGGAACAATAACAGCGTTAGGAACAGGTGGCGTTATTTTAACAGGTATCGCTATGACCGCTGCAGAAGGAGATGTTGATCCAGGTCCTGATGCAACAGTTACAGGTATAGGATTCCAAGCAGCAATGGGTGTAGGAACTGTTACTGCTGGAGCAGATGTAGACAGTGTTACTGGAATAGCAATGACGGCTGCTTTAGGTCAAGAAACTATTGACCTAAATACACCTGTAGATGTTACAGGAATTGCAATGACTGCTAATTTAGGCAGTGTAAGCACTAAAGGATTTGCTACTGTATCTTTAACAGGAATCGCCTTGACTATGGCAACTAATTCTGTTAATGCTTTAATCTGGAACGAAGTTAATACAGGTTCAGCGCCTTTAGATCCACCAGGTTGGGTAGAAGTACCAACAAGAGCTGCATAATGAGTTTGACACAAACTCAATTTTTTAGTAAATTAACGACAATAAGGAATTTAAATTATGGCAAACTCAACATCAGCTAATTTAAAATTAACAGTCCAAGCAACTGGTGAAAACTCAGGAACTTGGGGACAAATTACAAATACAAACTTATTAATTTTAGAACAAGCAATCGGTGGTTTTACAACTTTCAACTTAACTAACGCTAACAGAGCTCTAACTTTTACTAATGGTGCTTTATCAAATGGTAAAAATGATGTTATTAAATTAACAGGAACTTTAGCAGCTAACAGAATAGTTACTATTCCAGATTCAATTGAAAAAGTTTATAATGTACAAAACGCATGTGACCATGCAGGTTATACTTTAACTTTTAAAACAGCAGGAGGAACAGGTGTCCTTCTATGTGAAGGAAATAACTATGTATTATATTCTGATGGTACAAACATTGTAAAATTATCTGAACAAAGAAACTGGAGAGTGGTATCAGCAGCAGAAACAGTTCAAGCTGGTGCTCAACTTTTAGTAAATACAAATGGTGGAGCTGTAACAATTACGTTACCTGCATCACCTGCTACGGGAGATGAAGTATCATTTATTGACCAAGGATATGATTTTAATACAAACGCTTTAACTATTGGTAGAAATAGTTCCAACATAGCTAACGCATCTTCAGATCTTGTTGTTAATACGCAAGGTGCTGGTTTAAGCTTAGTTTATTCTGGAGACGCTACTACTGGTTGGACATATAGGGAGAAATAGAATATGGCAACTAACGCAAACTGGACAATAATATTTAATGACAAAAAAATAATTAAAAATTACGCAGAAGGCGCTAATGAAGGCGTTGGATACGAAATTAATGATGATGCTTTTTGGTCAGATAGCAAATGGTCAAACATTTGGGCTATACAATATGGAACTGATGTTACTTCTGATGAAGTAGAACATAGAGATACTACACCTCATTGTAGCTGGGAAGACGCAAATTTAGGAGACATAAGTCAATTTAGCAGTAGATGGGATTCAGCACACTTAGCTCAATTACAAGCTGATTGGGATGAAGATACTTTGGAAGTTGAAGACCCTGAAGGTTCAGAGACGTATAGAGATGAAACCTCTGACGAGAAAACTGCTAGATTAGGTGCAAGGCCTACGTCTTATTCTTCTTAGGAGGATAAATGGCAAACTACGAAGCAACTAGATACGATTATGATGGTGCTAATCTTACAGGCATCGAAGGTATTCCAACTGCTACAATCATACCTTGGTCTGACACTTCTGTACCATCTGGATATTTAGAATGTAATGGGTCTGCAGTTTCAAGATCTACTTACTCTGCGTTATTTGCAATTGTTGGTACAACTTATGGTGCAGGTAATGGTTCAACAACTTTTAACGTACCTGATTTTCAAGATAACGTTCCTGTAGGAAAATCTGGAACTAAAGCGGTAGGATCTTCAGGTGGAGCAAATACTGTGTCTAAAACTGGAAACGTTGGCGGCTCAACTGCTAATGCTAGTTTAACGACAGCACAACTTGCTAGTCACTCTCATAGTTCAGCATCTTTTCCTAATGGAAATATGGTTCAGACACCTAGTTTTTATACTCCTTTTGCAGCTAGCACAGGTAATGCTGGAAGTGGTCAAGCGCATTCTCATAATATGAGTGCTAACTTTACAGGTGATGCAACTTCTGTTATTCAACCTTATTTAACAATAATTTATTTAATAAAAACTTAATATGTCAAACTACGAAGCAACTAAATATAATTTCGACGGAGCTAACCTTACAGATATTGAAGGTATTCCAACAGCAACTATTATTCCATGGTCAGATTCTTCTGCTCCATCTGGTTTTTTAGAATGTAATGGCGCTGCAGTTTCAAGATCTACTTACGCTGCATTATTTGCAGTTATAGGTACAACTTACGGAGCGGGTAATGGTTCTACAACTTTTGCAGTACCTGACCTACAAGATAATGTAGCAGTTAGTAAATCAGGTACAAAAAATTTAGCTTCAACTGGTGGAGCAAACACTGTAGCAGCTACTGGAAATATCGCTGGCTCAACCGCTAATGCTAGTTTAACTACAGCACAACTTGCATCTCACTCACATAGTGGTAGTTGTAATTTTACCCCCTGCCAAGAAGGGACTCAAGCAAGAGGAGTTTCAAATAACACAGGTAGTGCTGGTCAAGGTCAAGCACACTCACATAATATGAGTGCTAACTTTACAGGTGATGCGACTTCTGTTGTACAACCTTATTTAACAGTTTTATATATAATTAAAACATAGGAAAAACATGTCAAATTACGAAGCAACAAAATATGATTTTACTGGAGGAAACCTTACAGGTATTGAAGGTATTCCAACAGCAACTATTATACCATGGTCTGATTCTTCTGTACCATCTGGTTTCTTAGAATGTAATGGAGCGGCAGTTTCAAGGTCTACTTATTCTGCATTATTTGCAATTGTAGGAACAACTTACGGAACTGGAAATGGCTCAACAACTTTTAATGTGCCTAATTTACAAGATAACGTAACTGTTGGAAAATCTGGAACTAAAGCTGTGGCATCAACTGGTGGAGCAAACACGGTGACAAGCACTGGAAATGTTGGTGGCTCAACCGCTAACGCAAGTTTATCAACAGCACAACTTGCATCTCACTCACATAGCGCAGGTACTACTCCAAGTGGTCCAAGTCCACATAATAGACGAGCTACCTACAACCCATATAGACAAGGAAGTCCCTATAAGCCTAACACGGGGAATGCTGGAAGTGGTCAAGGACATTCTCATAACATGAGTGCTAACTTTACAGGTGATGCAACTTCTGTTATCCAACCTTATCTAACAATCGTTTATATAATTAAAACTTAATTTTTAATAAAAATCTGTATAGTTTTTCTAGGAATTAACGGATTTAATATATGACTCACTTTATGTTCTAAAGGTGCTTTTACTATAACTAAAGAGTTACCAACTATAGGTATAAATCCATTTGAGTTTTCACTTCTAAAAAGAAATTCACCTCCAAAAAAAGGATTCCATCTACGATTTATATAATAAGTAATTCCATATTTATAATCGCCATCATCATGCCAATTTATACCACATCCATCATTCATTGAATGAATCATAGGATTAAAATTTTTAACTTTAATTCTATGAAAAAAGTTATTTTCTAAAAGTATTTTAATTTTTTTTAAAGGCCAATAATTTGTTTTTAAATCTGCTCTTTCTACAAAATTTTTATGTCCGTGTTTTAAGTCTTTTTCCCAATCTTCTTTAGTAGATTTTAAAAAAACTAATTTACTTTTAAAAACATCACTGTGAATTTTTTTATAAGTAGAATGATCTAAAAAATTTTGGATGTAGTATAATTTATTTGGTATTTGATATACTAATTTCATGTATGTAAAAAACAGTTGATTGCATATCTAGTTCCTTTTTTAATAGGTTCAGTTCCATGAATCCAAATAGGTTCTGCTGGAAATATCATAGCATCTCCTGTTTTAAAAGAATGTTTTACTCGTCCGTTAAAAAATCTAAACTCACCTCCTTCATAATCTTCGTTTAAATTTAAAGTACAAGAAGCTCTAAAATCACCTGCTACATCACTATGGTCTTTTATAAATTGACCTTTTTCGTATTTTAAAAGTCGTATGTTACTGGACCTACATATATGTAAACTATTAAAAGTAGGGCAGATATTTTTTTGAATATGTAAAACATAATTAGTTATCATTATGCTTATAAATGTTTTAGCTAATCTTAAAGGTTCTATAAAATTTTTATTTTGTAAGGATAATTCTGTTATATTGATGCATCTAAAATTATCACTTTCTATTTTATTAGTTTTATATTTATAGCTAGTTTCTACAAAAGAATATTTAGCATTATCTTCATAAAAATTTATAAAATATTTACACATATTTTCTGGAACCAGTTTATTAATATGAAATTTTAAATCAGTTATCTTGGAATCAAAATTATCCATGAAAATAAATTGTTATAAAATGTCTTATCTGTGTTTCATTTAAATCAGGTAAAGTAGGAAATCTTTTACGTAAGTTTGAATACGTTATATAATTATTCCACAACATAGGTTCAATTTTCCAAAACCATAGTTTTTTATGTTTAATATTTTTTGCAACTTTTTCGACCGTATCTAAAACAAAATCTTCTGTTCCTTCTTCATAATGATCAAGTAGTAATGTATCACATTCACCAACATATTTTTCAGCGTCTTCATTTATTATTTTTATTTCTTTCATTAACATGGGATTATGTTTATTATGATATTCAATAAGTTCCTTACAATTTTCAATACATGAAATTTTTTTAACTTTATTATTTGAAAGTAACCAATTTTCGCGTAAAGCAAACCCTAACCCTGTACAAATAACATTTCCTTCTGCTAACACATAGTGTGAATATATTTCCATAACTGAATAAAGATAATTTAAATCATGTTTTGACCAACAAACTTTATCTATTTTTAATTCAAATGTATTTTCATTATTTAGTGTTATTTCTAAATTATTAATTTTATCTTCTACAATATGTGGAGATTTAAATTTTAAATTTTTTAAAAATAATTGATTGATATTAATCATCTCAACATCATCCAAGATGTTAAGATATATTTTTCACCTGATAGAGGTGGGTTTCCTCTATGTAAATATGGAAAAGCAGCAGGCCAAATAACTATTCTACCTGTTTTAGGTTTTACTCTTTTTGAAAAATGTAAAAATTCTGTTTCACCACCTTCTTCAACATCGTTTAAATAAATAGAGAATACAAAAGCTCTAGGTTCGTTTTCAAAACCTTTATTATGTTCTATGTGCCAAACATGATAGCCCTCTGTAGGTAAGGTTTTTTGAATTTTTAAATTAGTAAAGTGAAAAGGCTGTCCATAAGCATCATCTGCTCCTGTATTTTTTATATAATGATTCCAAGCTATATCATAATTAATCATCATTGGTTTTAATTCTTCCCACCATATATTCATATTATAGGGTCCTGCAAAATATTGTTGATCTTGTTTATGTAATATTGAACTTTTTTCCGAACCTATTCTATTCATAGTTCGATTAAAATTATTTTCGTCTTCATATAATTTAATAGCTTTATTACAGTCTTCTTTAGTAATATAGTTATCGTATACAGCAATAAAATTATTTATGTTTACTGTTTTCTCTATCATTTTTTTCGTCTAATCTTTTTGTAAAATCAAAAACTCTATTATTTTCTGTTAGGTTAAAAATTAAACTATACCTGTTACTTTCTTCTTGACTCTGATCAAAACCATGTAATATATCAGGTGGAAATATATAATAATCTCCTGGTTCAGGAGTTATTCTTATATTTAATTCTGGTAAAATTAAATCACATCCTTTTGTTAAATATAATATACCATGCCAACAAATATGTCTGTGATAATTTAAACTATCATTTAATTTTATTTCATTTCCCCAGGCATTTATAATTTCATATCTTTCTAAAAAATATTTAAAAATTTGTGGTGAAGTTGTTTGATGAGTATTTATTAAATAAGCTATGAAACCTTTAAAGTTATCATTATCTAAATAATGATTCCAGTCAGTCATTCCTCCTTTTACATTAGTATAATTATTTTTGTTTGGATCTAAATTATTTTTTATATCTAATATAAAATTGTGAACTATATGAGGGTATGGATAGTGACCACATATTATTTCTACAGTTCTTGGATAAGTAACAACTAAATTAGTTTTAACTTCATTTAATTTATTATTTTTAATTAAATAATTAATCATTACAATAATTTTGCTTTTTCTTTTTGAGAGTCATCTAAAGTTCTATCGTTTTTTTCTAATTTTTTTAAAGTAATATTAGTAGGTTTCCACTCCTCTTTATTTATTTTTTTACCACCTCTGTCTGGTTTAGTTTGAAATATTACTATAAAATTTCCCTCGTATGGTTGTAGTTTTTCTTTCCACCAATCTGGTTCTTTAATAGTGTAATGTGCATTTTTACCATTTGGTAAAATTTGCATAGCAGGATAACAAGTAATAGTTAAAAAAACTTTATTACTATAACTAAATAAATCTTTTAAAACTTCTTCTATTTTATCTTCTTGAATATGTTCCATTACATCAATACAAAGAACTAAATCATACTGACCTGTTGGTTTATTAGAAAATTTAGTAACAGCAGGATCGTATGGAGTAACTGTTACTCCCATAGGAGAACCCGGAACTTTTATATTATTAAATAAAAGAGGATGAAATTTTGCTTTACCACATCCATAATCTAAAATAGTTTTAATATTATTTTCTGAAATTAAATTATAAATTTCATGTTTGTATTCTGCTAATGCTTCTCCAACCCAATTTTCTTGATTGATAGCATGAAATTTAGTTGCTTCTGTTAATGATTCATACATAGTTTTTTTCTTTATATTCTTTATAATGCTTATAACATAATTCACTAAAATTAGTCAAATCTAAAGCTTCTTTAAAAGTATCTACTTTATAAGCATCAATGCCATCATAACCCATTTCTTTTGCTATTTTAAATCTGTAGTGACCGCAATGTATTTCTTTGTCTTTAAAAACAGCAGGAAATATAAGACCATCTTTTTTCATAAATTGTCTAACAGTTTCAAGATGATCTTGATCCCAATCTATTTTATCTTGTAAAGTATCAAAATTTATGTAGGATAGACGTTCGGGAAACCAAATTATTCTCGCTTTCATTATCTTCATAAGTATTATATAACACTTTATATGCTACAAAAATTAAATTTCAAGCCTGGTTTTAACAAGATGATTACAGATTCAGGAGCTGAATCTCAATGGGTAGATGGTGATTTTGTTAGATTTAGATATGGACTACCAGAAAAGATAGGTGGTTGGAATCAATTAACTGCAAGTAGCTTAACCTTACCTGGAGTAGCACGTTCCCAGCATAGCTGGACAAGTATTGCAGGTGAAAAATATGCAGCAATAGGAACATCACAAGGATTATTTTTATACTATGGAAATGACTTTTATGACATTTCTCCATTAGCTACAGCCATTACTGGATTTACTTTTACCACTACAAATAATTCTGCGACTGTAACTATTAATAAAACTTCACATGGTTTGACAGCAGGAAGATACTTTACATTTACTTCTGTAACTTTACCTGGATCCGGCACAGGATATGTAGCAGCTGATTTTACAGGCACACCTTACGAAGTAGTAACAGCTAGCACCAACAGTTTTACAATTACAATGGCGTCAGTAGAATCAGGAGCAGGAATTACAGCAGCAGGATCAGCAACGGTTAATCCTTATGAATCGGTTGGTCCTACTTTTCAAACAGCTGGTTACGGTTGGGGCACGGACACTTGGAGCACATCAACATGGGGAACAGAAAGAACAACTAGTGATGTGATTCTAGATCCAGGAATCTGGAGTCTTGATAATTTTGGAGAAGTATTAGTTGCAACTATTGCAGGTGGTAAAACATTTACATGGAATGCAGGTGCATCAAACGCACGAACAATCAGGGCATCTACAACAACCACAAATTTTCCTACGTCAAACAATCCTACGTCATCTAGACTAACACAAGTTTCTGATAGAGATAGACACTTGTTTCATTTTGGAACTGAAACAACAATAGGAGATACATCGACTGTTGATCCAATGTTTATAAGATTTTCTAATCAAGAAGATTTAAATACATACACACCTACTTCAGTAAATACTGCGGGTAGTTTTAGATTAGATAAAGGAAATAAAATTGTAGGTGCTGTATCCGGTAAAGACTACACTTTAGTTTTAACAGATAGCTCTGCATATGTAATTCAGTTTGTGGGTCCACCATTTACTTTTTCTGTAAAACAAGTTGGTACAAACTGTGGATTGATTGGTCAACATGCTTTAAGTTATTCCGACGGTATTGTATTTTGGATGTCAGGTGAGGGTGGATTCTTTGCTTATGATGGTACGGTAAAATCATTACCTTGTTTGGTTGAAGATTTTGTATTTACAACAGATGGTGATAATTTAGGAATTAATTTTAATGCAAGTGATATTGTTCATGCAGAACATAATACATTATACAGTGAAGTAAATTGGTTTTATCCAAAGTCAGGATCAGATCAAATAGATAGAGTTGTTACATATAATTATGCAGAACAAGTTTGGACTACAGGATCTTTAGCAAGAACAAGTTATGTAGATGCAGGTGTATTTGATGTACCGTATGCAACTGAATATAATAAAACTGCAACTCCAAATTTTGGAATTCAAGGTATTACAAATAGATTTGGAGCATCAACTTACTATGCACATGAAGTAGGAACGGACCAAGTAAATTCATCAGGTACTACAGCTATTGCTGCATTTATTAAATCAGGAGATTACGATATATCTGCTAGACGTAGTGCATTAGGAGGCACGACTGGTCTTGCTGATCTTAGAGGTGATGGTGAGTTCTTTATGTCGGTTAAAAGATTTATACCAGACTTTAAGGTTCTTACAGGTAACTCAAAGATTACATTGTTATTAAATGATTATCCAAACAATACGGCATCTAGTTCACCACTAGGACCCTTTACAATCACGTCTTCTACTGATAAAGTAGACACACGTGCAAGAGGAAGACTTGTAGCATTAAAAATAGAAAATGACGCTATAGGAGAAACTTGGCGTTACGGCACATTACGTGTCGATATAAAACCAGATGGTAGGAGATAATGGCAATAGATCAAAACACAGCATTTAATCCACAAACTATGTATATAGATGCAATGGGTATGATAAGATTAAAAGATCCAGATGCGTCTAGAGCTATGTTAGCTGCAAATGACAACACAACTCTTGATTTTAGTAAATATACACCGAGTGTATTTCCTGTATCAGGCATCTT